GCCGCCACATCACAAGATGCTTTAGCTGCTTTAAATCAAATGATTGATTCATGGAATACTGAGCGTCTATCAGTATTTTCTACGCAAGACCAAGTATTTAATTGGCCACCTAATGTACTCAGTAGAACGCTAGGGCCTACAGGTGACTTTGTAGGTAATCGACCTGTTCTATTAGACGATGCTACGTATTTTATTGACCCTGCCAACGGTATATCGTTTGGTATTAAGATGATTAATCAGCAACAATACGACGGTATTGCCGTTAAAACAGTCACTAGCACATATCCGCAAGTCATATTTACCAATATGACGTACCCTAACATTGAGATGTTTATATACCCTAAACCAACTAAAGTGTTGCAATGGCATTTTATTTCGGTTGAGGAGCTAACACAACCAGCTACGCTTGCGACTAACATACTGTTTCCGCCAGGCTATTTAAGAGCTTTTAGGTATAACTTAGCGTGTGAGTTTGCTGCCGAGTTTGGTGTAGAGCCAAGCCCACAAGTATCACGGATTGCGATGGCGTCTAAACGCAACATAAAACGTATTAACAACCCTGACGATATTATGTCTTTGCCGTACAGTATTGTTGGTACACGCCAGCGATACAACATATTTGCTGGCAATTATTAAGGATAAAGTATGCCAAATATAACTATCACAGGCTTGCCAGTTGCAGCCGCCGCCGCGTCTACGGATGTGTTTCCTATCGTTCAAAATGATAATGTTACTAGACAGATAACCAATGCGTTAATATTTACATCGCCTACTATAACTAGCCCTACGCTAATAACCCCCGCATTAGGAACACCTGCAAGTGGTAATTTAAGTAACTGTACTGGTGGCCCTGTATTTACTACACCAAACATAGGTATTTCTACAGGCACAAGTTTATCAACCACAGGCAATCAAGTTATCTCAGGTTCAGGTAAGCAAGGTTACACTACAGGCTCAGGCGGTACAGTAACGCAAATTACTAGTAAAGCAACAGGCGTAACCTTAAATAAACCAACAGGGCAGATTACGTTAAACAACGCCGCACTAGCATCTGATACAACCGTATCGTTTGTCTTAACTAACACAGTAATTGAAGTTAACGATATTTTAGTGTTTAATCATATTAGTGGCGGCTCACCAAGCGCATATACGTTTAACGCACAATCGGCTGCTGGATCTGCAAATATTAACGTGCGTAACATTACTACGGGTTCGTTATCGGAAGTTATCGTACTTTCTTTTGCGGTAATTAAATGCGTTATTGCATAATCTATGAAAACACCTATCTTAGGTCAAGCGTACGTAGCTAGGACAATTAATGCAGCGGACAACCGCATGGTTAATCTATTTCCTGAAGCAACACCTGAAGGCAGTAAAGACACAGGCTTTCTTAATAGAGCGCCAGGACTTAAAACATTAGTTAGCGTTGGTACAGGGCCTATTCGAGCTGTATGGGCAAATCAAACACGCGGGGAAGATGCTTTTGTAGTATCAGGTAATGAGTTTTATCGGTTAAGTACTAGCTACGTAGCTAGCTTAATAGGAACTGTATCAGGTACAGGCCCCGTGTCTATTGCCGACAATGGCACGCAATTGTTTCTAGCGTGCAATCCTAACGGGTTTATTTACAACAAGACCACGCAAGTTTTCCAACAGATTACCGATCCTGATTTTGCAGGTGCGGTAACAGTTGGCTACATAGACGGATATTTTGTATTTAATCAACCAGACTCTCAAATTGTTTGGGTTTGTGATTTATTAGACGGACTATCTATTAGCCCGTTAAATTTTGCTAGCGCTGAAAGTGCGCCTGACATTCTATTATCTTTAGCGGTTAACAATCGTGAAGTATGGTTGTTCGGTACAAACTCTACCGAAGTTTGGTATGACGCAGCGCTTCCTGGCTTTCCTTTAGCACCTATCCAAGGCGCGTTCAATGAAGTCGGTTGCTTGGCTGCGTATTCTGTAGCTAAACTTGACAACAGCTTATTTTGGTTAGGCGCAGATGCTAGGGGCTTTGGTGTTGTATACCGTAACCAAGGCTATAACGCCTTACGCGTATCTACCCACGCTATTGAATTTGCCATACAAAACTATGATGTTTTAACGGATGCAATTGCGTACACATACCAGCAAGAAGGCCACTCTTTCTATGTATTGACCTTCCCAACTGTAGGCAAAACATGGGTGTACGATGTAGCCACAAGCCTATGGCATGAACGCGCAGGTTTTAAAAATGGTGACTTTACCCGCCACCGTTCTAACTGTCAGATGAATTTTAACCAGGACATTATTGTTGGCGACTTTGAAAACGGCAATATCTACGCTTTAGACTTAGATGTGTATAGTGACGGCACAGGTATTCAGAAATGGTTACGATCTTGGCGCGCGTTACCACAAGACGCAAATAATCTTACGCGTACTGCTCAACATACATTGCAGCTTGATGCTGAGACAGGTGTTGGGCTTAATCTATATCCCGAATACGAAGTAGCCGAAGGACTAACTACGCAAGATGGGTCTAATCTTGTTACGACTATTAGTAGTGATTCGTTGATTACTACAATCCATACAGCAGCTCCAGGCTATTATCCGCAAGCCATGTTGCGTTGGTCGGATGATGGTGGTCATACTTGGTCTAATGAGCATTGGTCGTCAATGGGTCAGCTAGGTAACTATGGAAAGCGTATCTTTTGGCGTCGTCTAGGCATGACTGTTAAGTTGCGTGACCGTGTCTATGAAGTGTCAGGCACCGATCCAGTAAAAATATCTATTATGGCTGCTGAATTACAACTATCACCAACAAGGGCGTAATGGAAAATATAACGCTAATCCCGTCTGCTAAAGTACCTGTGCTATTACCTGATACAGATTTAATGTCAACCCAATGGTACAGATTCTTTTTTAACATCTATACGCTGACCAATAATGGCGTGTCGGGCAGTTTTACAACAAATGATGGTAAGACCGTCACCGTCACTAACGGCATCATTACGAAGATTGTATGAACGATACATATAACCTAGACGTTTTACCTAAAATGGACACGTTACATCATTTTAGCGCAGGAATGTACGCTAAAGAAACACATATACCCGCAAACCATTGGTTAGTGCAACACGCCCATTCGTATGACCATTTATCTATTTTGGCTAGCGGTAGCGTAGAATTAACCGTTAATGATAAAACGTCTACTATTCATGCACCTGCTTGCATAAATATTTGTGCAAATACGTATCATGGCGTAAAATCATTAACAGACGTTGTTTGGTATTGTATTCATGCAACAGATTGCACCGACGAGGACAAAATAGATGAAGTATTAATTGCGCCTGTAGACCACAAAAAAGTCGCAGAATTAGCAATAGAATTGAATAAAGGGGAATAGTATGCCATTTTTTACAGGGGCAGCAATTTTAGGCGGCGCTTTAATAGGTGGCATGGCGTCTGGTAGCGCCTCAAGATCGCAAGCACAATCAGCAGGCGAAGCTACGCAAGCGCAGCGAGATATTGCTGACCAACAAGTTGCATTGCAACGTGAGCAGTATCTAAAACAACTTGAGCTAAACGAACCGTTTAGGCAAGCTGGTCTTACTGGTCAAAATATGTTGTTAGCCCAACTGCAAGGCGGCCCATACGCGTCTGCTAAGTTTGGTGGCGTAGAAGGTTACGATCCAGCGTCTGCCATGCGAAACTTTGGTGTAGGCGATTTTCAAGCCGACCCAGGTTATGCGTTCCGTTTATCAGAAGGCATGAAAGGCATGAACGCTACTGCCGCTGCTAGAGGGGGTTTATTATCTGGCAATGCTTTAAGAGCAGGACAAGAGTACGGGCAACAGATGGGGTCGCAAGAGTACCAAAACGCTTTCAACCGTTATCAAGCCAATCGTGCAGCGCAAGCGCAAGAGTATGGCAATGCGTTTAATCGTTTCCAAACTGAAAGAACTAACACGCTTGCACCGCTACAAAGTCTAGCAGGCGTTGGACAGTCAGCTACTCAACAAGCGCAACAAGCAGCGCAAAACTACGCTACTGGCGCATCTGGTGCGTTAGGTAATTTTGGTAATGCTCAAGCTAGTAACATTATTGGTCAAGGCAATGCAAGAGCGTCTGGCTACGTTGGCGCGGCTAATGCGTTAAGCGGTGGTATAGGCCAAGGAATAAACTTCTATCAAAACCAACAATATTTAAATAATTTAAATTTAGCTAGAAATCCAAATGCCTATGGATATGGTATGACAAATGCACAACCAACTGGCGTTACTTCGGGTAACCCAGTATATTACGATTATTAAGGACTAATTATGGCAACTATTGATCCAAATATTGCATTAGGTGTTAGACCTGTTCAGATTGAAAATCCATTAAATAGATTGGCGGCGATGACGCAGATTCAAGCTGGACAACAAGGTCAACAACTTAATGCATTGAAAATGCAAGAAGCGCAATTAGAATTGGAAGATCGTAATGCTTTACGTGGGTTAGACATAGGCAGCCCTGATTTTATTTCTAACGTATCTAAACGTAACCCTAAACTTGCGTTAGCGCTTCAAAAAGAAATGACGCTAAATAAAGAAGCAGGATTAAAAAATGTTGGCCTTGAGACAAAAAACTTAACTGACAGATATAAGCAAGAAAAAGACATTTTTCAATATATATCAACACCTGAACAATTTTTAACACGTTCAATCAATAATCTAAACGATCCAATATTAGGGCCTCAATTAAAAAACGCAGGCGTTACAGAAGCTACAATACGACAAAGACTTGACGCAGCAATAAAACAACCTGGTGGGTTTGAACAATTATTAAATCAAAATATTATAGGACTTGATAAATTTATTGAGTCACAAATTACCGCCAATGCGCCTACAACTGACATTAAAAATTTCCAATATGGCCTAACAAATCCAGCGTTTGTACCTTATCAAATGACAAAAGCGCGTGCAGGAGCCGCATCAACGCAAGTTAATTTACCTCCGCAGCCAAAGGCCGAACAAGAAGCGCGCGGTAAATTTCTTGTTGACGACTATAAAACTATATCTACTACGGCTAGAAATGCGGCTAAGACATTACCTGCTATTGACACCAATTTAGCTATATTAGATAAAGGTTTTAAAACAGGGTTCACCGCAGAAACACAAGCAGGCGCTGCAAGTATATTAGGCGCATTAGGTATTCCAGACGCAAAAGACTTTGCTACAAATGCTCAAATTTTTAGGGCTAAAACA